CGGTTACATCCGGGATTGCTACCGGAACGCCGCCGACAACCGGCGCAACCTCAACGTCGACGACCGCATGATGGCGGCCTTGCGCGCCCTACGCGGTGAGTACGACGCGGAAACCCTGCGCGACATCAAGGCGTTCGGCGGTTCGGAGATCTACGCTCGGATCACCGCCAGCAAGGTGCGGTCCTGCGCTGCCATGCTGCGTGAGATCTACAACTCGACTGCGCGTCCGTGGTCCCTCTCCCCCACCCCCGACCCCCAGCTGATGGGCCCCTCCCTCGAGGAGGCGGTACGTGCCACGCTGACGGCCGAGGCCATGGAGATGCAGGCGGCCGGCCAGCCGCTCACCGTGCAGATGCTCAAAGAGCGCGCATCGGTGTTGAAGGACGAGATCCTGCAGATGCGCCGGAAGGCAGCCAATACGGCTCTTCACACCCGCGAGGCGGTGATCGACGACGTGCTCTGGGAAGGCGGGTTCTACGAGGCGCTGGACGCGTTCCTCGGTGACATTGCCACGTTCCCCTTCGCCGTGATCAAGGGCCCCGTGGTCCAGATGAAGAACGTGCTGGTCTGGGGCGCCGACGGCAAGCCGACCGTCCAGCGCCGGGCCGTGCCGCAGTGGGTGCGCTGCTCCCCGTTCGACGTCTACTTCGCGCCGTGGTCCCAGAAGCCGCAGGACGGCTACATCATCCACCGCGAGCGCGTGAGCCGGTCTGCCGTGCAGGCGATGATCGGCCTGAAGAACTACAACGAAGCCGCCATCAAGCGCGTGCTGCAGAACTGGTCGCCCTCGAACTGCGAGTGGTACGACTACAACGAAAGCGAGCGCGCCGACCTCGAGCAGCGCGAGTCGGCCGTGTCGCCGATTTACTCCAGCGACGGCAACGAGCGTCCCATGGCGATGCTGTCGTTCTACGGTTCGATCAGCGCCAAGATGCTGGCCGAGTGGAAGGGTGAAGATGTCAGCCAAGCGGAGGAAGGCAAGGACTTCAACGTGTTTGCCTACCTCATCGGCAGCGAAGTCATCGGCGTGACGATGAACCCGCACCCGATCGGCAAGCTGCCGTTCTACAGTGACAGCTTCGAGCACGTGCCGGGCAGCTGCTACGGCAATGCCATTCCCGACCTGATCGAGGACATCCAAGGCGTCGGCAACGCTGCGCTGCGCGCACTCTGCAACAACCTCGCTATCGCGTCCGGCCCCATGGGCTGGATGAATGAGGAACGGCTGGCCGAGAACGACCCCAACGCCAAGAAGCTGTGGCCGTGGAAGATCTTCGCGTTCAACAACCCGATGTCGGGCACGTCGACTTCCGAGAAGCCGATGGAGTTCTTCCAGCCCAACAACAACGTGCAAGAGCTGTTCATGGTCTACAACCAGATGCTGACCATGGCCGACGAGCTGTCCTCGATCCCGCGTTACATGCAGGGTCAGGGAACAGGCGTGGGTGGCGCCGGTCGCACAGCTGCCGGCCTCGGCATGCTGATGGAAAACGGCAACCGCACGATCAAGCAGACCGTCTCCTCGATCGACACCAACATCATCGAGCAGACGGTCGAGGATTTGAACGTGTTCCTCGCGCTCACCCGCCCCGACGTGGTGATGGAGGGCGACATCTCGGTGGTCGCGCGTGGGGCCGTCGAGCTGATGCAGCGCGAGACGCTGCGCATGCGCCGCCTCGAGTTCCTGAACCTGACCAACAACCCGATCGACCAGCAGCTGGTCGGCATCGAAGGCCGGTTCAACCTGCTGAAGGAAGTCGCGCGCGATCTGGGCCTGCCGGTGTCCGATACCCTGCAGTTCAACGAGGGCGAGGTTGCTACGTTGACCCAGATGCTGAAGCAGCAGATGCTCATGCAGGCGGCCGGCGCCGGTGGCCCGACCGGCAACACCCCGCCTCCGGGCGGTGGTCGTCCGCCAACCGGTAACAACCCCGTGCAGGGCACCGCACGCCCACAGCAGGCCATGGCACCCCCGGCATGAAGCAACCGCAGCCGCCCAGAGAACTCCTCGACTCGCTGGCTCGCCTCCGGAATTTCCCGGATTTCCAGCGTCTCGTGAAGTACCAGCAGGAGATGCACGAGTACCACAAGTTCCTGCTGATCACCGCCGCACCAGCTGACGTCCCTGCCCTTCAAGGTAAGGCACAGGAACAGCTGGAGTTCTTCAAACTCCTCGAGAAGGCAACCAAATGAGCACCGTCCCCGCACGTGTTGCGGCTGACGCGGATGCCGCCATGAATTCGCTGCGCGAAATGGCCGCCACTGTCGTCCAGTCGACCCCTCCCGCCCCGGCGGCCAATGAACCCCCCGAGCCGCCGGCCCCGCCGGCCCCGCCGGCACCTGCGTCGCAGGAGCCCCCGCAGCCGCCCGCACCGCCCGCCCCCGCGGCCGCGCCGGTCGATCTGGCAGCGGAGCTGGCGAAGCTCAACCGGCAGATGGGCTCGCTGCAGGGCCGCCTTGAGGCGTCGGAGCTGGAGCGCCAGCGCCTGCAGCGACAGATCGAGGAGCGTGCCGCTACACCGCCACAGCCCCCCACGCCGCCGGCTCCGCCGCCGTCACTGGTGACGGCCAAGGACCGTGAGGACTTCGGCGACGACCTGATTGATCTGGTCGGACGGATCTTCCAGCAGAGCATCGGCCCGAAGCTGGACCAACTCGGAACCCGGATGGCGGGGCTCGAAGGCCGCATCGGGAAGGTGGAGCAAACCGCGACGGCCGCCACAAATACGGCGGTGAAGTCAGCGTGGGACAACTACCTCGACGCACTCACCCGCCGGCTGCCCAGCTGGCAGCAGGTCAACGAAGATCCGGCGTTCCTTGACTGGCTGGAAATTCCTGATACTTTCAGCGGCAAGAAGCGACATGAGCTGATGCTCGAAGCCCACCAAGCAATGAACGTGGAGCGAGTCGTCAGCTTCTTTCTCGCTTACAAACCGGATCTCGGAACAGCTGCCCCGGCCGCGCCGGCTGCGGCTCCGACGAACCCACAACCTGCCGCCCCGGCCGTGCCCGCTCCCATGGTGGACCCGGCGACTTTGGCCGCCCCGGCAACGCAGGCACCTGCTCCCGCCCCGTCACAACCGCCCACCGGCCGCCTCTGGAAACAGAGCGAGGTGGATGAGCTGTTCGAGAGGAAGAACAAGGGCCTGATCAAAGAATCGGACTTCAAAGCGCAAGAGGCTGACTACATCAAAGCGCTTTCCGAAGGCCGTGTCGTAGCCAACGCCTGATCCACCAACCGAGAGTTAGAGGAACGCCACCATGGCAGTCTTTCCGCTTACCCCGGGCCCGACCCCACCGGCCCACCCGGATTATTCCGGCAAGCTGATCCCGCAGCTCTGGTCGCGGAAGCTCCTCGAGCGCTTCTACGACGCGACCGTGCTCAATGCCATCTCGAACACGGACTACGAGGGCGAGATCAAGAACTACGGTGATACGGTGATCGTCAACAAGATCCCGAACATCACCATCAACAACTACCGGATGGGCGACAACCTCAATGTTGAGCGCCCGGTGGCAACCACCGACAGCCTGCTGATCGACCAGGGCAAATACTGGTCGTTCATCATGGACGACGTGGCCGATGCACAGGCCATGATCGACATGGTGCCCCGCTGGGCCGAGAACGCCTCCGAGCAGATGAAGATCACGGTCGACACCGACGTGCTCGCGTATCTGGTCGGCAAGGCCGATGCCGCCAACCGCGGCGCTGCTGCTGGCCGCCTGTCGGCCAACATCAACCTCGGCATTGCGGCCACCCCGGTCACCATCACCAAGGACAACGTGATCGACTACATCGTCGACCTCGGAACAGTCCTCGACGAGCAGAACGTCCCGGAGACGGGCCGCAAGCTGGTGATCCCGGCGTGGATGGCGGGCATGATCAAGAAGTCCGACCTGCGTGACGCCAGCCTGTCCGGCGACAACGTGTCGATCGCCCGCAACGGCCGCCTCGGCATGATCGACCGCTTCGAGCTGTACGTCTCGAACCTGCTGCCCAAGACGGGCGCGAACCACTACATCTTCGCGATCCACCCGAAGGCGCTGTCGTTCGCTACCCAGCTGACCAAGACCGAAAGCCTGCGTGCCGAGTCCACCTTCGGCAACATCATGCGCGGCCTGCTGGTCTACGGCCGCAAGGTGTTCCAGCCGACCCTGCTGGCCGAGGGCGTGGTGGTCAAGGGTTAATCCCGGGCCTGCTGCGTGGTACGTTAAGCCCCCGCCAGAATCCTCTGGCGGGGTTTTTCTTAGGAGCCACCCATGACCGAGCCCACCTCTGTCCAGCCGAAGCACACGCACTACGTGTCGCTGGAGAACGGCTGCATCCACCCGGCGATGACGTCGCCTGCCGGCTACGAGGACGAACACACCACCGAGTGGCGTCCGGCCACCGCTGGCGAGATCCAGCGTTACGTCGACGGTGCCGACCGCACCGAGGCATACGCCCCCGTCCCCCTACAGCCCGACGCCGAACGCACCGCCATCGCCACGCCGACGACCCTGACGCTGGCCTCCGATGACGAGACGAACGCCCCGGTGGGCGTGCAGATCGTCAATCCCAGCGCCCAGCAGATCCCTGCGCCGCCTGCGCCGCCGGTCGCGCCTCCTCCGCCGCCGTTCACGCCCGACAAGGGGTAAGCCATGGCCCGGACAGTTCAGGCCGTACTCGACAGCGCCCGCGTCATTCTCAACGACGAGGAGGCTGGTCGTTATACCGACGACCAGCTCTGCGAGTACGTGCTCGATGCGATGGTGCAGGCGCGGTACGTGCGGCCTGATCTGTTCGTCGGCCAGTACCTCACTGCACTACCCGATGTGCTGGTGCCCGCCGACCCGTTCCCGCTCTCGGCGCAGTTCTTCGCCGCCACGCGCGAATTCGTCGTCGCCATGGCCGAGCTGCGCGACGACGAGTGGGTGGACAATGGCCGCGTCGCGGTGCTGCGCAACACCTTGAACCAGAAGCTCACCACGGGGATGTGACATGGCGAACGTGCCCTTCAGCCGGTTGTACGATCAGGTGTTGCCGTACATCCCCGGTGCCGAATTGCCCATCGTCGACGTGCAGATCCGCAAGGCGCTGCGCGAGTTCATGAAGCGCACCACGCTGATCCGCCAGACGTTTACCTTCCCCACGGTGGCCGGCTTCCCTTCGTACCAGCTCACGCCGACGTTCGGCCAGATGTCCTCGGTGCTGCAGGTGTTCCTCGACAACACCGACGGCCACGAACTCGAGCTGCCGGTGCGGACGGAGGAGCAGCGTTACGCAGGCGTGTCGCCGGGTCAGCCGAACAGCTACTGGAGCACGCTGCCGAACGTGGTGATGCTCTACCCCACCCCTAACGACGTGTTTCAGATCAGCGCCATCGGTGTGGTGACGCTGAAGCAGGATGACACGACGTTCCCCGAAGAACTGCTCGACAACTACGCCGAGATCATTGCAGCCGGCGCTATTGCGGCGCTGACGGCCATGCAAGGCAAGCCGTGGACGTCCTCGCCGTCGTCGCAGGCGGCCGGGCGCACTTTCAGCGACGGCATCAAGACCATTCGCGCCAGCCTGCGGGATGGCGGTCAACCGAACCAGAGCACTTTCCGCGGCATCGCCCGCTTCGGAGCCTGACATGCCACAGCCCATTTACGCGAACAACGTTGCTGGCCTGCTGGCAGCGAACATCGGCCCGTCGG